CACAGGGAATGACGCAACTTCTTCAATTACCTCGCGTGCCCAGCGTGTGTCCGGTGCCCACACCATACCAGAAGAGAACAAGTCCGCTATGGCCTGCACACGCACCATCTTATCGTTTCCACGGCTCGGTGTAAATTCTTGTACAGGTATGCCCATGTTGCGCAACTCTTGGATCAACGGGCCGCCTGCCGCCTTTTTCTCCACAATGAAGGCATCGGGCTGCCATTCCTTCCAGTGCTTGAAGGCGATCTGCTTGAGTTCTGGGAATGGGATTCGGTCTTTAAAAGCGTCAAGGAGGATAAGCTGGGGCTTGCTGTTTTCTTCCTCGTTGTACCAGACCCCCCAAGTAGTACAGGCACTGTAGTCAGATGTGGTTTTTGTTTCATGTGCCGTGTCCCAAGACTGAATGATGTACTCGCAAGGGGGCGGTGTGTCGCTTTCCCAGACTCTCCAATGCTTTCTTGAGATGATAGCCGCCGTGTCGGAGGTGGGCTGCTGCATGTACTGCGCGTTCCAATACCGGGGATCCATCGCAGACTTGGCAGACTTCAGCGCCTCCAGTGGCCACTGCTCCGGCCAGAGCGACTTCTCGTTATCTTCACCCTCGTTCAGGATGGCTGGCAGTTCCACGATCTCCCATGTGGGGGAGTTGGGGTTTTTTATCTGATAGTCGATCAGCCGCCCAGTCAAGTCCAGCTTACCCCAGCGCGTCATGATGACGATGATCGCACCCCCCGGCATCAGACGCTGCAACGGGCCGGTTTGAAACCAACTCCACGCCGTGTCAAACGCTAGACGACTGTTTGCCTTTACGTCTTGTTCTGAGTGAGGATCGTCGATAACGAACAGATCAGCACCACGCCCAGCCAGAGCGCCACCCACACCGGCAGCATAATACTGACCGCCAGCAGCAGTACTCCATTTTCCAGCAGCCTTCTGATCGTCAGCCACAATTGTTTGGGGAAAAAGCTCATGGTATTGCTCATCATCCAGTAAGTTACGAACCCGCCGACCGAAGTCCTCGGACAGCGACGCAGTGTGCGTCCCCATGATAATTTTCTTGTTAGGGTAATTACCTAGGAAGAACGCGGGGAACAGGTAGCTGGAAAACTCAGACTTACCCATACGTGGCGCGATGTTGATGATGACGCGTTTCTTTTTACCGTCGATCACATCTTGGAATATCTTGGCCAGCTTTCTGTGGTGTGGCCCAACCTTGAACCCGGGGTAGACGTGCTTGGCAAAGTCGATCATGTTTGTGCGACCCGCATTGATTTTGTAGCGTTTCTCACGCTCCTCCAGCATCTCCATAAGCTCCACCTTCTCCGCCAGACTCAGCGTCGGGAGAGCTTTCTGGATAGCCTGAATCTCAGTTGGACTCAGCGTCAGGTCGTTGAGTTTCATCTGTCTCTTGTGAGTGAGTACTAACTTCTATGTCCTCGATGGGCTCTGCGTCTTGCACGCCCATGAACTTGGCCAGCTTGTCTTTGAGCTTGCGGTCGATCTCTTCGTCAGTGAGGTCAGTCTTCTTGACCTCGATCTTGTCAGTGAACAGCCCAACCTCGGTGACCTTGCCCAGCAGTCCCAAGGCTTTTAAGCGGATGTTGGCGCTGGGGTTCTCGCACTCCTCGAGTAGTTTGGCCACTGTGTAGCCCCGGAGTTCTTTTGCTTGGTTGACAAACTCCCAGTCATAGGCTGTCAACATGCCCACCAGATGCTGCACCGCAGCAGGCGTTTTGATCTGGGATAGATGTTCGTGCGTGATTTCGCTTGGCGCGGATGACACGAGGTTTGTGAAAGATGCGCGTGCTGCTTGGACTTCTGCGTTGCTGACCACGGTATCTGTGTCTGCGGCACCCAACCCCTTGAGCCACTCGACTGTGTTTACTTTGGCGTCGATAGTGTCCGCCGGATGTTCTTTTTCAAGCGGCGTAGGTTTACCAGAGTGGGCAACCACTTCGGGTTCAAAGTCAATCAAGTGTTCTAGCATCGGCGCATAAGTCCCTTGTACCTGCGATGCGCGGAGTGTATACTACTTCTCAGTAGTGTAGCAAGCAGTTGCTCATTGCTTCTCCTCGGTTGGGTTCCTCCACCGTTCAGCCCCCTCCAGAAATGGCGGGGGCTTTTTTTTATTTGGGCGTTGGTGGCAGTTTGGGTTTCAGGCTTACGACGCAAGTCCCGCACCATTGATAGTTCCCCGTTACCTCGGGTGGCCTTATCCCACCAACGCCCACAGTATACACTTTGTCCAACGGTTGACATAAATTTTTATAAAATTTTTATAAAATTTTTGGGGTAGTTGTAAAGTACTAAATTGAAGTGCTGAGTATGGTTGGGGAATAGTGTTCATATGACGACGTAGCCCAGCCACCAATTAGGGGGGATGGGGGTATGGTGGGGTCAAAGGTATTCGATTCTTGCCGATTTGACCAGTCCATTAGTACCTCAGTTTACCCCCATTCTTACAATAGAGGCATCGGTTAGGGATTGGCTCTAATCGGTACGGGGTCAGTTGACCCCATTCGTTCATACATAGGAGATACACCATGAACACAACAAAACTCATCGCCGCCATCAATGCAGGTTTAGCCGCCGAGGACGCATGGGACAAGGCATTGTCAGACGCCATAAAAGCCGTGGGCGATGCAACCCGCGACGAGGTGCGAGCAGTCATCCTTCCCGTGATAGCGGCGAAGTACAAGTGCCCCACACAAGAGGGTGCAGGCAAGGCAAAGGGTACGACAGTACTCAACAAGGAACACGCCAACTATGAGGGTGCTAAGACTGCGGTACGCCGTTGGTTAGAGGCTATGTTTGGCAAGGTCGAGAGCACAGGGTCATCCGAGCCAGTCAAATTCACCAAGGCTCAAAAGGCGGCGGCGAAGGCTTACTTGGCAATGTTCGAGTCAAAAGCTCAAGCCGTGAAAGCCTTGTCAATCTAATGGGGTCAGTTGACCCCGTTGTTTTTTCCAAGCGGTGTAGACGAGGAGTCTTGCCGCTGTTTCTTTTCTTGTCCAACTAGGAGATTTATCCCATGACACTCAGTCAATTTACCGCACTGTGCGCAGAGCGCACGATAGACCCAAGCCTTGCGCTTGAAAATGAAACCCTCATCGAAGCCCTCAAAGCCAAAGATGATGAAGCCGTAGTAAACATTCTTGATAACGAATTTTAAGGAGAAACATCATGCGTTCAACACACTTCCCCGTCCTCAAAGACGTAGGCACCATCACCATCAAAGGTGTAGAGTGGCGCTTGCAAGAGTACATCTTCAACCCTCGTATGCCCAACCACAAACTCCTCACGGCATACAACATCAGGCTCAGCCTGAAAGAAACCTTTGCGTCCGACATAGCCTTCGAGAGATGGCTGGAAAAGAAGCAAGCACCTACACAAGCGAGCTTGTTTTAACTGGGGAATGGGGTCATGTGACCCCGTTGGTGTGATTATCACGTTTAAGGACAACTATCCATCATTGCACGCAGAGTGTAAAGCAAGCGGACACTTTAAAGCGTTGATTCATATAGAGTTCTGCGTTTACCTACCATACTATACATATATATAAATAGAGATATAGATATAGAAGTATATTTATATATGAGCCCTCTCTCCCAAGCTCTCGGCGTTTGACAAAATTACTTTGGGGCTTTGGCACGGGGGAATTATATGTATAGCACGTAACCAAATAAAAAAAACCTTACGTGACATGGAGATAAAGTGTCCGCACGTGTTACACTCATCGTGCAATCTTGTACAGTTTTTAACAGAGGAGTGATTATCATGGGATACCGATACGTAAAATACATGAAGCTGAGTGCAAATGCCTTGCATCATGCGCTGATGGAACGCGGCTTGCCGCCCGATGCGGTGCAGGAAATCAAGCGCATCGTGGATGAGCAGAAAGCAACCAAGCGCAAGCAGGATGCGCACAAGCGGCAGATGGACTTGCAATGGAGTGAGTTTCTTGCGCCGTTGATACATGAGCACAAGACTGTGCGGTCAATCATGCGGTACAAGGGCAGTCCTGAACGTGCCGAAGCCTTGGAAGCATACGACGCAGTGTTGGACAAGGTGAAAGACAAACTCTACCTACTGCGAAAAGAAAAGAACAAGACGCCTGCACAGATATACCCTGAGCGAACGCATTGGAGTGATTATGTTCCTCAGCGTAT